CGGAAGATTTCGGAACGGCTGACAGTCGAGCCGGGGAAGACGAACTTGATATCCCAGTTGGACCAGCCAAGCGGCCAGTCGGCGGTGTCGCCCGGGTAGGACACAGTGAAGGACAGGCCGTCTCCAGCCTTGGTCACGGTGAGGGGGTACTGCGTGCCGCACCTGTCCTCGACCGTAGAGGTCAGGGTGGTGGCCAGCAGGTTCGCGGGGCCGGTAGCACCCGGGGTCCAGACGAACGTGCAGGCGAAAGTGTTCCCCTGGCTGACTGTGACACTGTTCGACATAGGTATACCTATTGTGGCCCTTTTCGGGTTTTATCCGTCAGAAGGCGTTCAGTTTGCCGACGGAGAAGATAGGCTGCTCGACTGGGTAGGGCGGGGAGAAGCCTGTGCCCGCCTGAATCAACTGCCCGGGAGTGAAGAAAGACGCGGCAATGGTAAACGTCCCGATTGTGCCGGAGGCCACGACCGTCTCCCCCGTCAGCTCGGTGATATCCTCATTGGTCAGGGAGGGGGAGGCGATAAAAAGAGTGCCGTACCAGCCATTCGTTGACCCGATGAAAGCTTCGTAAAACTGGAACGTGGGCCTATAGAAACCCGTAGGCCACGTCGTGCTGTCGTAGCGCATATCGAAACGCACAGGGGTGTCGTTGTCGGTCAGGAAGCCGCCGCCTGCCGTGTACTCGATATTGTGGTCTGTAAGAGTCAGCACGTCGTAGCCTTGGCCTACGTCCTGCCCGACGATGGCCGTCCGCAACTTCCCCCACGTGCTGTAGTAGTCGCCCGTGAGTGCGTCGGTTGTTCCGATAATCACGCCCATCAGATGCGGGCGTGGTAGTAGCGGGCCGTCTGCGTGCCCATCTTGATACGGTCAGACCAGAGCGAGCCGGTGACGTACTGCGTGACGGTAGCGCCGTTGACGGTTGCGATACGCACGTAGGCTTCCGCGTCGGTGTCGGGAGGCACGGGGGTTCCGAGGTCCCACTCGAAGCCAGTCGCATCCGGGTAGACACCAGCCAGATATGGCACCTTGACCCAGACCTCGTAAGGCCCGGTCGAGACGGTGATCGTGCTGGCGATGTTGCCAGGGGTCTCGTTGTTGACCGTGCCCGAGATGATGGAATAGGTGGAGTTGCCACCAGTGGTATCGTCGTGGATGACTTTGAAGGGGTGCATGGTGCTTGGCTCGTCGGTGCATCCGGCCACGATGGTATAATCAGGCTTAACGCTGCTCATGGCGTTCAGGTTCTGCATCCCAGCATTGGTCACATCCCCGGAGAAGCCTGTGCATCCTAGGACGTCATCGCGGTTGTTGATATCCTTCCAGGCGGGGGTGCCGTCCTTGTTGAGGTTGTAGGGGTCCTCGGCCTCGGTCACGCCTTCCTTGTTCATCAGCTGGGACATACCGAACTGCTGCTGGATCGTTAGGTCCAGCGTGCCGGTGTGATACTGGATGACGCTCATGTCATATGCGTAGCTCGTCACCGTTGCCGTGTTGATGGTCAGGGGAGGAACGGCGATGCCCTGAAGTTGGTTGACGAACGTCACGTAGTACACCGAGTCGGAATACTTGGAAACCTCCACGTTGCCGTACATCGTGAAGGGTGTCTCAACCCCAGGGATTAAGAATGCGACAATGGACTCAAGGCAGGCTTTCAGCGTCAGCTCGTTGGAATAGACCGGGACCGTTGCGCTGTAGAAGTTGGTGACCGGGAATGGGACGGTGGAGGTGAACAGGCCGCAGGTAATGGTCACCGCCCCGCCTGACGGGTTGCCGTCTAACGTAATCTTCTGGATCATGTTCTGGAAGCCAGGGACAGCAGGATTGACGATGCTGGAGGAAGCGGTGAACGCAGCATTCTCCACGGCGTTGACCTGAGCGATGGCCTTGTAGTTGTAGCCGAACCGGCGCGGGTTGAACCAAGAGGTATGGCAATGGCCCCAGTCTCCGGGCAAATCGGTATCGTCGGCGGTGTAGCCTTCCATCTTCTGCACGTTCATCGTGTTCTCGTAGATGGACGGCCCCGTGCCCTTCTGGATCTTCGCGTCGTCGGTGGTGTTGCTAGCCGAAATGATGGCCAGCGTTGGCAGGCCGGTGTTGACCACGGCGCTCGCGTCAAACGGCTCGACGTCAGGCTGAACGTCCCACTTGAATCCGTAGAGAACAATGGGGTTGTTTGTGTCGGATAACTTGTAGCCTCCGCCGTCCTCCATCCACCAGAAGGCTTCTCCAGTGGGGTCAGTATCAGGCGCCGCGCCGGGATAGATGGACGAGACCCTCATGCCACTAGGGCAGATCTGCACCTTGCTTGCCTCGGCCTGACCGAGCTGCGTGAAGGCGCCGTCGTAGATGACGGGCATATTGGTTCCGCTGTAGGCGATGCTCCCCTTGGCGATTTGCAGGAACCGCTCGCCGTTGACCGACACGATACGGCACTGGAACGGGGCAGGACGGATGACGGCCAGCGGACTGTTGACCAACTGCTCAGGGATGTTCGGCGGCGGGATGGGGAACTCGAAACCGAAGTACAAGCCACCATCACCCGGAGGCGTCCAAGGCTTGGTGACGTCCAGGGTGAATCCGCTCGACGATGCGGAGAAGGTATATCCGTCGCCAGGCTGGAGTGTTTCCATGGTTTAGATCAGGCGGTTGTCACGGTAGACCTTGTCGCTCCATCCCTGCACGCTATAACGCACCTCGTAGTTGACCTTGTAGAGATTGCCGTAGTCCTCGACGTTGACCTGAGACAACAGCAGCTGATTGAAGGAGCCGTTGGGCGCGCTAGAAACCCAAGTGGTGCCAGCGTAGTCTGGGATGATTGGAGGAAGGACACTCGACCAGTCGTTGTCGCGGGAGGTCGTGCCAAGGTAAGAGAGCATATTCTGCACCTCTGCGGGCTCGGTCGTGTAAAAGTGCCCGGAGAATGAAGACTGCGGGGCAAGGTAGTTCGTCTTGCCGTAGAGGTGCTTGAATGTGGAATCGACGAACCCGATGAAGCGGCCACCGTTCACATCCTCAAAGCAAGCGCCGTTCTGACCGACATAGGACTGCTTCTTGTTGACCTTGATGATGGTACTTCCGGTGATGATATTGATGTAATCAGCCGTGTTCTTGATTTCAACCAAAGGACCGAGCGGGGACTGGGTGTAGGTCCGGCCGGCAATCACGCCGTCGTAGCCGTCACCGCCAGCGTCGAAGAAGTTAGGGTTGGTCGTGATATTCTCCGAGGTCAGGCCGTTGGAGGTGCTGACCTGCGGATTGGTGTACACGCCATCGTTCACGGTCGGGTCGATTCCGATGTAATCCACGGTGATCGTGGCCACGCCCAGGTTGTCGTAGGTCACGCCGAACTTGTGCGCGTGGCAGGCCGCGTTGATGGGGCAGGTCGAGCCTCGGTTGCCGACCGACAGATCGTTGTCCGTGTTCGCCTTCCAGACGACCGTGGCCGTCAGCAGGCCGTAGCCGTCGTTGCTCAGTTTGCCGCCCGGCTGTTGCACCGGGGCGGTCAGGGGGTTGCCGTAGTCTTGACGTGCCATAAAGGTTTAGCGTTTGCCGCGCAGCATGGCGGCGCGAGAAGGGGCGGCAGTAGAGGCAGGGGTGGTCATCCAGCCGTCAGCGGGAGAGAAGCCTGAGTTGGCCATGCGCTCGAGCAGGGCGGTCTGCTTGCGCTGCTCTTCGAGCTGAGCGGTCATGGCTTCCATGACCGGGTTTGCGCCTACGCCTACCACGTTGGAGAAGCCTTCAGGGCCCTTGAAAGAGGTCGGCTTGGAGTCCAGTTCCTTCTGCTTGGCGATCTGCATCTCGGCGGCTTCCTTCTGCTTGGCGGCGGCGACCTCGGCCTTGCCTTCGGGAGATTCTGCGACGCGGGCGGCGGAGCGGCGTTCAAGGACGTCCTGCATCTCCTCGTCTTTGGCGTAACTGCTTAGGCCAAACATCATCAGACTGGATTTCATATTCCGTCGCAGGTAATCGGGAAGGTTTTTGGATTCCTTCAGGTATTGCACCAAACCTTTATCGGCCTCACCACCGAACCCGGCAAAGCCACCTTCTCCGCCCTGCTCTTCAGCCAGGGCCTCGGCAGCCAGCTTAGCGTTCTTTCGGTCCAAGGCGTCCTGCCTGCGGCGGGCTACTTCCCGGGCGGAAGTGACAGTGCCAGCGCGCATATACTTGTTCTCGCCCTTCTCGGCGTCGGCCAGAGCGTCACGGACTTCCTGCCGGGACTTCTCAATAGCTCCAGAGATCATGTTGATGGCCTGATTGAGCAGGACCATCGGTGCCGCGAAGGACAGGAACAGGTCCTTGCCGAAGTTCTTGAACTTCGACTCGATGCCCTGCATATTTTTCTCCAGGGCGGAGACGGACTGCTTGACACGTTCTGTGACCTTCTCGGCGTTGGTGTCGCCGTTGATGCTGAATTGGATTACGTTGCTCATTTTTGTTTGTCCATTTCCTCCATGAGTTTCTCTTCCTCAGTGGTAAGGACTTTCAGCTCGGCGCCCTTGATGACGGCAAAGGCCGAGTTCATCCAGATCGCTTGGGACTCAGGCATGGTCCAAGCCCGTTGTTCGGGGATGCCGTTGGCGACCAGATTGGCCACCACGCTCAGCACCCAAGGGATGCCGGTGGCGTCACCGCTTCGGCTGCGCTTCTCCCAGAACTTAGGCCACGACTCGACCAGCACGATCTGGGCGAACTTGTCGATTTGCTCGGCGAAGTAGTCCGGGTTGTTGGCCATCTTGCCGACGTACCAGGAGTCGAGGAACGAAGCCTTGCCGATGGGCTCGCCGGAACAAATCTTCACGGCCACCAGAAGGTCGACCGGGCGGATGTTCGCGTCGGAGCGTAGCAGAGGGCTTTCAGCCGCTTCCAGTTGGACGCGGTGAATCAGCGAGAAAGGCGCGACCCTACGCCCAAGAATCTTTACTTGGTCTGAAGGGTCCGTGAAGGCGCTGAGGAAGCGCCTATCCATTTAGACTACACCCTCGTATCCGACAGCGGTGATGGAGATAGCGGAGTACCCACGGTTCGAGCCCTTGTCCGAAACCTTGGTGACCCAGCCGGAGAAAGAGGTCGAAGCGCTGCCAGCGGTGTAGGACGAAGCGGTGTTGACCGTGACACTGAAGGAGGCTCCGAGCTGAGGGATGGCCGTGGTCTTCGCGATGAGCTCGACGCTGATCTGGGTCTTTCGGTCATCTCCGCGCCATGCGACGGTCAAGCCCTCTTCGTCCACGATGGTGGCTTCGGACGTGAACTCGCCGTCGTTGGTGTAGGACTGGACCACGGCGTTGCTGACGAGGGTGTCCCCGCAGCCATAGATTGCCGAAATTCCCTGGACGATTGCTGCCATACCTATTGTCGATTAGTTCGGGTTACTGAGGGTTAACGACCACCAGCACGTCATAGGAGAAGGCCGACGCCCAGGAGCGCTCGTTTACCCCCTCGTCTTCGGCGTTCGGGGTGACGTCATAGCAGAGGGCATCGCCCCCGGCCACGAAGGCTGATTTGATTAGATCCAAGTTCTGCATGGCCCCGGCCACGGCGGCGCATCGCTCGCGGTGCTGGCTCAGGGTCGTGTCGTCGGCAGAGTCGAAGACGGTCACGCGGACCCCGCAGTTGTAGTTGCCGAGGCCGTCAGGGAAGTCGTTCGGCAGCCGGGCGGAGTCGCAGAGGACCACGGCCTTGGGGAGGACGGCGGTCTCAGCTGAGTCCCCGGTGTAGAAGGTGACGCCCGCCAGTTCTGGCTGGCTGTCGAGGTAGGAAGCCAGGACGGCTTCCACGATGTGTCGTGCGGATTTGTAGCCCATAGGTATAAAGTTATTTGGATTTCTTGCGGTTGGCGCGCTCAATGGCGTCTCGGATGCGAGCCTGCACCGTGTCCTTGATTTGGCGAACGCGATTTCCGTAGACGATGTTCTCAGTGTTGGCCCCCCTGGCCACGTTGTTGATGTTCCCGATCATGTTCTGGATGGTCATGGATACACGGTTCTTGGTAACTGACTGGCTGAAGATGCCCTGGGCGGAACGGATGTTCGCGTCGACCCATGGGGCGTCATACACGCCGGAGTTCTTCTCCTTACCCTTCGAGTTAATTGACCTTGGAATCTGGCGCAACGAGGCCGCCCAGCCTGCTTTGACGCGGCCGACCTTCAGCTGCCGGTCTTGGATGTAGGCATTCAGGGCGGAGGTCGTGTCGACCAGGTACTGCGGGCCCTTGTACTTGGCGTTCTTAGGCCAGCGCCCGCCGACGGCCCCCTTGGCTTGGTCATGGATGGGGCGAAGGTCCCGCGTGAAGTTGCTGGACGCCCGCAGGTTCTCGCGGACCACGGTCTTGTTCAGGTAGTTCCTAGCCTTGGCCTGAGCCCGCTGCCAGTTGACGTCCTCCATGATCGCGCGCATGACCGGGGACAGGGCCTTTATCTTGGACTCCGTTACGTCCTGATGCAGTTGGAAGAATGAAGAGGTGTCGCGAGTCCTGACGGCGTTGATAATCTTCCGCAGGAACACAGGCCGACCACGGACCGGGTCATCTTGGGCGATGAAGATGCGTTTGACGTCGTTGCCTAGCTTGTTGGCACCGGCACGGCGAGCAGCGTCGATAAGGCCACGGCCCCCGCCCTTGGGCATAGGGGGCGTGAAGGTCATGGCGTCCCGGCACATCAGGCGCATCTGCTCCCGCCCGATCATCTCAAGGTCGCCGCCCACCTGCTTGGTGAACTCGTCCAAGGCCATGGTGAAGTCCAACAGGGACTTCGGGTCGATGGCCGCATTGGACTTCTTAGCCATTACTGGTTGTCGTCGATGCAGTCTAGCTCGATGACGGCGCTGGCCTGCTTGTAAGCCTGACCCTTGATGCGGAGGACCTGCCCGTTGACCGTCAGTTTCTTACCTTCAGCCAGGGCGGCCATAGGAACGCCAGAGACGATGGTGGCGACCTGACCCCCAACCCGACCATCAGAAGCCGTCCAAGGGGCCGTAGCGGCGGCGAATCGCACCGTCCACATCTTCTGGTCGACGAAGCCCCCCGCGTCGAACTTGGGGGTGTTCATGGGGCGGGATAGGGCAACCAGGAAGAGGTTGCCGTTGACGGTGGCCGGGACGCCTACGTCCGCCAACAGTCCTTGGAAGTCTGCGAGAAAGGTCTGGTAGATGCTCATGGGTTGGAAAGGGGGATACAAAAAAGCCCCCA